AACCCATGTAGTTTTAGAAAAGAAAATTGAACAAGAGGAGTTAAAATGAGTTTTGGAGGAGGATCAAGTGGAGGAACAACCACATCACAAGTTACCCCTTATGCACCAGCTGAACCAGCACTAGCACAAGTATTATCTGAGGCAAGTAATCTATATGGTCAAGGTGTAGGAGCAGCAGGTTATGTTGCACCAACACAACAAACTTTACAAGGACTAGCAGCACAAGAACAATTAGGTACAGCTGCACAACAACAGTTAGCTGCAACATTAGGTGGACAATATTTAAATCCTTTCTTATCACCTTTACTTCAAAAAACAGCAGCAGATATTACTACAGGAGTTCAATCACAATTTTCAGGTGCAGGTAGAACACCAACAAGTCCTATGGCACAACAACAAGCATTAGCACAAGTTGCTCAAGCTGCATTACCTTTAGCTTTTGGTCAGTATGAAACTGAAAGAGGAAGACAATTAGGTATTGCTTCACAAGCACCAAGTTTAATTCAAACAGGATCACAATTAGAAAATATACAAAGACAAAGACAACTTGCTCCAGCACAAGCATTACAACAATACGCAGGTTTTGTATCACCGATTGCAACTGGTTTACCTACTACAGTAGGATCACAACAAGTACAAGCTAATCCATTTTCAACTGCACTAGGAGGTGCGTTAGTTGGAGGACAATTTGGTGGTGGTGCAGGTGCATTACTTGGTGGTGGTTTAGGATTATTAGGAGGTTTATTATAATGGATAAAATTAAAAAAATTTATTACGATCTTGAAACTAAAGTAAAAGCAAAACCAACAAAACATATTATTGCTTTATATATCTTAGTTATCATTTCTTTAATTTCATAAAGGAGTTTAAATGGGGTTACTTGACCAAAATTATCAAGATCAAAGATTAACTAAATCTGAAAAGAAAAAAATCAAACCTGCTATACAAGGTGGTGGATATAATTATCTTGGAGAACAAGAAACTGTAACTGTTCCTAAAAAATGGTTATCTGATCCAGACCATGTTGTTGCAGAATTAGCTTATATTACACCTAAAGAAGCAAAAGTTTTAATTGATCTTGATATGTATGGTTCTTTAGATGGAAAACCAAACAATGCTCCAGGAGGATTACCAAGCCTACAAGGTGATATGGGATCTATAGGTGGTGGCAGATCATCTGGCGGTGGAGGTGGCTCTGGCGGTGGTGGAGGAGGAGATGGAAATAGCTTTGCCTCTGCAAGACAAGCTATGACATCAAATGCAGCTTACTCTGCTCCTACAAGAACTGTAGCACCGAATAATACAGGTGATGGTGAACAAGACAGAATTCAAAGAATAGCAACTGGGATAGAGCCAGGATTTAGACCACAAGACGAACAACCCTTTGGATTATCAAAAGAAGAAGCATTTAGGCAAGGTAGAATTACAAAAGATCAATTAGAAGCACCTGCTGTTTTAGAATCACAAGTAGTAGATGATAGATCACCTTTTCAAGTAGGTTTTGATAACATTGTTGATTTTTACAAAGAAGGTGGAATATTAGGTGCAGGTATAAGAGCATTATCTCCTTTATCAAAATCTATACAACAAAAAAGTATGGAGTTTGGTTTAAATACAAAAATAGATAGACTTGTTAATAAATCAGGCTCTACACCAAGAGAAAATAATATTATTTATCAAAATGAATTAGCTGATTTAAGATCAGATTTAGATAACGTAAGATCAGGTGATTTTACACAATCAGATTATACTGCAAAATATGGAAGTGGAGATGCTACAAATCCTTTAGACGCATCATTTGATCCAAATACTTTAACTAGAGGTGAACAGCAAAATTTACAAAATTTATTTACACCAGAATTAGCTTTTTCAATGTCTGGACAAACACCACAAGCATCTATGGTAAATCAATACTTTTCTAATTTAGGAGGTATGGGTAATGCTCTAAGTTCTGATTTGCAAACAGACTATAATAATGCTAAAAATAGCATAAATAGTATTTTGGGTATAACACCCCCAAGTCAGCAATTTGGCTATTCTGCTGATCCCTATGGCGGTTTAATGGCTAGTAATTTAACAACGAACCCTTTTAACATAGACTATTTAAGGAGATTAGGATTAATATAATGATTGATAGATTAAGACAAAGATACCAACAATTACAAGGTTTATTAAACACACCAATGAATCAACAAGGTGGTTTACTAGGTAACATACCTCAAGCTGCTTTACTAGGTTCTGCTATTTATGGTCAAGGGGTTCAAGGTAGAGATCCATTTTCTGCTTTACTTCCTGCTGTAGCTCAAACTGCTCAAGTTCAAAAATTAATGACTCCTAAAAGAAGACCTCTTAAACAAGCATTTGATCCAAAATCTGGCAAAAATGTTTTTGCAACAGATGTTGAAATTAGAGAACAAAATTTAGAACCTGCAAGAACAGGTATGATAACAACAATAAATCCTAACACAGGTGAGTACACTTCAGTTCCTGTAACAGAGTATGGAAATATTTTAAAAAAACAAGACAAAGCTACAGGTATAGGAACTCAATATAATGTTTTAGAAGGTTTTATAACAGACATGAAAAACAGATTACCAACAACTAAAACAGGAACTGTTGGAGCTGGATATGGATTAGTTGAAGGTTTATCAGATCAATTTAGTCAGTTAGCAGAAGGTTTAGGAGTTAAAGATACTTTACAAATAGAAAATACAGAAGCTATTGATAATTATTTAGAATCTAAAGGTTTTACTAAAGCTGCTCAAAATTATGCTACAATGAAAGGTTCTGTAATTAATTTAGGATATGCTTTGGCTAAAATAGCCGAACCAAACAACCCAAGATTATCAGAAGGTGATATTTTAAGACAATTAAATAGAATTAATTTTGGTGGATCAAGAGAAGTTTTTGCAGCATCATTAGATAATATTCTTAAAGAAGAAGGTATTAGAGCAGAAGCAGAAATGAAAGCTCTTGGTGGAGATATTTCTATGTTTGATAAAAAGAAAAAAGAAGAAGAAACTAAATCTGCTATTGATCCCCTAAATTTAGGATTATAAATGCCAAAAAGTATAGAACAAATTAAAAAAGAAAATCCTTATTATGCTAATGTTTCTGATTTAAAATTAGCAGATGCTATTTATGATAAATATTACAAGGATAAAGTTTCTGAAGAAGATTATTATTTAAATGCGTTTCCAAATTTAGCAGATGAAATAGTTGAAAATCAAGATTTAATATCACCTGATGATGAAATGTTTTTACCTGAAGGTGGTAGAGAACTTTTAAATTTTAGACCAACAGTAGGTATGATTGCAGAGAGATCAGGTATTTCTATTGATGATCCTGCAACTGCGTCTTCAAGAATGGGTGGATCATTTGGTATAAATCCTGAACAAAAAGCTCTTGCAATAAAAAATTCTTTATCAAAATTATATGGTCAAGACATTGATGTTCGTATTGGTGCTAACACTGGACAACTTGAATATTATAATCCTGAAAAAAAACAATATGCTTTAGTTGATGCACCTGGTGTAGAGATTGGAGATTTTGGAGATATGGCAGGTGATGCTATGGTTATAATTCCTGATTTAGCTGTTACTGCTTTAACCGCACCCTTTATAGGAGCTGGTTCAATACCAGTAGGTGCAACAGCAGCAGGTATTGGTGAATATGCAAGACTTAAAATAGGTCAGGTTGCTTATGATATTAATAAAACCAATCCTGATGGTTCAGAGGTTACTGATGGACAATTATTTAATGAAGCATTTAAAACATTTGGAATTTCTACAGCTTTTGGTTATGGAGGTTTGGGTACTGCTAAAATTATTAAAGGTGTTAATAATATTATTAAAGGAAGAATACAAAGTAAAGATTTTGTAGATTTAGTAAATACAAAAACAGAAGCTGAAGATATAGCAAAAACTATAAATGATAAATTAGCTGAAGGAAAATTAAACACAAAGTTAAGATTTAAAACTTCTCAAGCATTAAATGATCCAGACCTTATGGCTGCTCAAGAAGTTTTTGAAAAATCTAATAGACTTGGTTACGTTGGTGATTTTAAAAGAGCTAATACAAATGAAATGAATGCTCTTAATGATTATTTTACTTTGTTAAGATCAGAATTTGATCCTAAAGGATTATACACAAATCAAAATCAATATGATTTTGGAAATTTAGTTCAAGGTGTGATTAGAAAGAGAAATGAACCTCAAATAAAATCATTAATAAAACAACAAGAAAACACACAAAATTTATTAAATCAAACTATTAATGAATTACCTAATGGAACTAAAGTTGCAACAGGCGTTAATGTTAGAGATGCAATAACAAGCACTAGAGAAATATTTAAAAAACAATCAGATGCAGCTTTAAGAAAACTAAACGAAGCATCAGGTGGTGTATCAATAAAAACAGATATTATTAGTAGTGCTTTAAAATCATTACAAAAACAAGGTAAAGATAATATTTTTGATTCAGCTCAATCTAGTTTAGCAAAAAGTGTAAAAAATAAAAAAATACTAGAAGGACAAGTAGATGTTCCTGTCACAACTTTAAGAAATGCTATGTCTTATCTAAATAGACAAATAAGAAAAGGTGAAAAAGGTTTAACTACTGAAGATATAGATGTTGGTGCTTTAAAATTTATGGTTGGTGAAATTAATAAACAAGTTCGTAGAGATGCACCAGATTCTTTTACCAATGCTTTTGATATATTTAACGATGTTTATGCAAAAGGTAAAGCTAAATTAGATAATACTATTATTGCAGATATTATGAAAATTAGAAATAAACAATTAGTTTATGGAGATGAAGCTATTTTTGAACACACTTTTAAAAAAGGTTTAAATAGTAAAAAAGTTGCAGATGATTTACATGAAGTTATTAAAGATTATCCAGATGCTATGTTAGCTTACAAAAATTCTATAAATGATTTTTATAAAAAAGAAGTTATTGATAATGGAAAAGTAAATATTAATAAACATAAGACATTTTTAAAAAATTATGAAGATAAATTAAAAGTATTTTTTAATCCTCAAGAATATAAAAAAATACAAAAAATCGGTGGTTTACAAGAAACTGTTAATAATATTGAAAAAAACAGAGATACATTAGTTAAAAATTTAAGTAGATCTTTTGAGGGTAAATTAGAAAGTTCTACACCTGGTGAATTAGTTAATAAAATATATAGACCAAACAATATCGGTGAAATAAAACAATTAAAAAAAATATTAGAAAAAGACCCTGAGATATTTCAAGCATTTCAAACAAATGTAATGAAAGACTTAAACGAAAGAGTTACTGTAAAAAGTGGCAGTTTAGGAATGGATGTTATAAGTCCTGAAAGATTTAAACAATATGTTTATGGTTCTGGGGGAGAAAAAGGTTATCAGTTTGCTATGAGAGAAATATTTGGTAATAAATTTATGTCAGATATAAAAACTTTAAATGATGCTTTACAAATTACTTCAAGAACAGCACCTGCTTCTTTACAAAGAGAAGGTGTGTATGGTAATTTTTTTACAGATATTATTAGAGCAAGAGTTGGTCAATTTACTCCAACTGGTAGATTATTAACTGCTGGTAAAAGAATTTATACAAGATCATCAAATGCAATACTTAAAAATGCAATATTAAACCCTGAATCTTTAAAAGATTTAGTAAAATTAAAAACACTTAAAAAAAGTTCAGCAGAAGCTGCTTATATTTTAGGTAAATTAAATGGAATGATCTTTTTAGATCCTACTCAAGGATAATATCATGGATAACTTACCTCAAGAAAACGAAAAAAAAATTATCAAACTTGAAGGTGAGTTAAATCTGATCCACCACAAAATTGATGTAATTAGGGATAACCATTTGCACCATTTAAATTTAAGAATCAATAACATCTACAAAATCTTATGGTTCGTAGCAGCATTAGGTCTGACAAGTCTAGCAAATCTGGTTATAAACCTGATAAACTAATCTCTGAACGACAAAAAAAAACTTCAATAAAAGGCACTGTTGGTGAATACGAAGCTATTGCTAAATTTACAAAAGATGGGTATTTCGTTGCAAAATCGGTAGATCCTGCTTGTCCATTTGATATTGTTATAGTTGACAAAAATGGTAAAATAACACTCATAGATATTAAAACAAATACCTATAGAAAAACTAAAAAAGGTAAAAGTCTTAAAGACAAACCCAAAGGTTCTTACAAGATTCATAGAAGTCCTACTAAAGAACAAAAAAAATTAGGTATAAAATTAATAATGGTAGATTATGAAAGATAAACCACTTAACATATCAGAATCGGCTGCTGTTCAAATGCCGATGAAGACAGTAGCTTCATTAATTTTATTAGTAGCTGCTGGAGTGTTTGCTTATACCGAACTGACTGCTAGGTTAGTATCGTTAGAAACATCAAGAGAATTATTTGAAAATGATTTGCTTAAAAAATCTGAACAAGTGCCTGTAGATCAGGAGCAACATTTTCTCTTGGAAGACCTTTATAAATCTGTAGAAAAAATGGAAGAAACTCAAGAAATGAATATGACTAACAAAGTCAATATAGAATTTTTAAGAGAACAATTAAATAAAGCATTAGCTGATATTGAAGAATTAAAAGATAAGGTTAGAGAAAATGGAAAGAGTTACTAGAAAAATAGTTGAATATATTAATGATATGGAAAAAAAAGCTAAACAAATGAACTTTGTAAAAAATTTAAAAAAAGAAGTAGAAATTGGCAAACATGGTACACAAAAATATGTAATTAAACAAGGTGAAAACAAAGGTAAAATATTATGACAGAAATGGTTATTGCTTTACTTTTAATTATTAATGGAGAAATAAAAGAGGCAAGAATACAAATTTCAATGTCAGAATGTTTGAAGGGTTCTAGGGTAGCAAAAAGACAATTAAAATCTGGTAGTAATATTAAATATCAATGTATTAAATCAAAAGCAGAATTAGAATTAAATATAGATGGAAGTAAAAGTATAAAGAAACTAATATTAAAATGATAGATAAAATTTTATATAAATTTTTTGGTTGGTTAGATAAAATATCTGAAGATTTAGATAAAGTATTTTTTCCTAGACCAAAGAAAAGAAAAAAGAAATGTAAGAATTGTAAATGCAATTGTCATTGTGATGATGATTTACATATAAATAATTTTGACAATGAATTATGTAATTGTGAAGGGTGCAAACATTAAGGATTTTATGAGGTGTAATTATGGAATATATACTGATAAAACTAGAAAATTTGTGCAGAAAATTATATGGCTTTGTTTGGAGATTAAGAATAAGATTAACAATGAACTTGGAGAAAAAATATGTACGAAGAAGTAAAAGAAGAAATAAAATCCTGTGAAGGTTATGTAAATAAAATTTACAAATGCACAGAAGGTTTTGATACTATATTCTATGGTCACAAAATTACACCTGATGACGAATATGAGCATGGTATTGAATACACTAAACAAGAAGGTGAACTTGTATTTGAAAGAGATTTTCAAAAAACATTAAGTGCAGCTGAAAGATTAATAGGTGAAAGATCAATTAATAATACAGCTAAAGAAGTAATTATTAATATGGTTTACCAAATCGGTGAAGGTGGTGTGTCCAAGTTTAAAAATATGTGGAGTGCTTTAGATAGAGAAGATTATGGCGAAGCAAGTTTTCAAATGCTAGACTCCCTTTGGGCAAAACAAACACCTAATAGAGCAAACAAACTAGCAGCAAAAATGAGGAGTGCAAAATTATAATGTGGTTTAGTGCAATAAAATTAGCTTTAAATGCAGGTACGCATATTTACAAAAAGAAACAAGAAACTAAAATGCGTATGGCTGATGCTCAAGCAGCTCATGCAGAAAAAATGGCAAAAGGAGAACTTGAATACAGTGGCAAACTTTTAGAGGCAAGGCAATCAGACTGGAAAGATGAGTTCGTTTTGGTCGTTTTGACACTTCCCATATTAGTGATTGCTTATGGGGTTTTCAGCGAAGATCCTGCTGCGTCTGCTAAAATAAAAGAGTTCTTTGAACAATTCCAACAGCTCCCTTCATGGTTCACAAATTTGTGGAT